TAGGGGCTAAAACAAAATTATTTACATCAAACTGCCCATAATATTTAGGGACACCTGTTGTTGCTGAGTTCGGATTATAAGATTGAACAAATTCTAACTCTTTAAACTGTAAGTATTCATATGAACTGCTGTTTGTAATACTTAAAGAAAGAGGAGATAAAAAATCGTTAGGAACAGCCAAATAAGGATTACCTATAGACAATGTTCCTGTTACGTTTTTTTGGAAAACATTTAATTGAGTAGATTTTAATATGCGTTCTTCTGCTAACCGAATAAACATATCCATAGAGTTAAGGAATGTTGTTTCTGTGTTTTGGGTATAATTTTGTAATGCTTCTTTTAGTGTTGTATATGTAAAACTCATGAAATAACAACCTCCACTTTACCGATAGAAGTAATCGCTTGTGTGGAAGCAATTTTCAAAGGGGGGAATACCTCTTGCCCGACATATATATCTAACCCTTCAGGTTTATCTGGTCTAGGGTCATATAAAGATTCTGGTTCAAAAGGGGGTGGCGGTGGCTCTAACTGTGGGTGTTTTGTTTCAAAACACTCAGGACACACTTTTAAATTATTCCATTCTTTTTGCAAAGAACCGTACGGATATTCAAACCCACAACGGTCACAAATTGCTTTTGAGTATTTTCCAGAAGCATACTTCATCGTATAAACGTATAGTAGTCGCGACTAGGCGTTAAACTCAAACTTGCTCTATCTCTATCTTCAGCTGCCGCTCTTTCAAACTCTTCTTCATATACGGCCTTTAATATTTGAGTTCGTTGCGGAGCGCGTTTAAGAGAAATATAATAAGCTAATCCTGCAGACAAACATGGGTAAAACCTAAAAGGAACATCTACCGTGTTTTGTGGGTTATCTACATCATCTATTCTAGTTAATTTATCATACACTAATGTGTAAGTATTGTTATCAGGGGTAGGCCACAATTTTATAGAAGGGGTAATTAATCTATCTACATAAAACTGCGTGGGTCTAGAAGAGCTGTTTTTAGTAGCAATGTTGATATAAGCATCTCTACTAATTCTACTTATAGCAATATCTGTTTGCCCTGAACCTGTTCCTGTTCTAATAACAGCAGACAATATATCTATTGTAGATTGAGAAGGAGACAAAGAAACAGCAGCAGAAACGGTGGTGCTTGCCCCACTTGTTGCGCCTGCTATCGTTTCTCCCACAGAAAAAGTTCCGTTTGTTGGCTCTGATATACTAAACTCCGAAGAGCTAAGAGCGCTAAGAATTACACATTTAGCTCCGCTTGTGGCCCCCGTTAAAGTTTCGGCCACTTGAAAAGAATTTACTGTTGCAACAGCTAAAGTCAATTCAGAGGCAGGATAAATAGATACTCCTGTAGCTAGTGGGAGAGTAACTTGTTGTATCGTCCATCTGTTTAAACCTCTGTTAGCCCAATCAGCAAACAACAGGTTTAGAGACCTACGCGCACTCGTGAGGTCCCAACCTGTACGCACTTCAAGACCACAACGTTCAAAGGCCTCTTCAACGTACTCAGCTACATCAAGCTCAAAATCTGTAGAACCAGAAACTGCCATAAACTACACCTTAACTGTAAGGACCTTTGACCATACCGCCACGAGCCATTTTTTTGACTTTACCGCCACGAGCCATTTTCTTAACGCTACCGCCATATCGTTTTTTCACAGGTTTTTCTTTTTTCTTTGTAGGTCCTAAACTTTCACCCTCTTTACCTTCTTCTTCTTGTGTTCTTCGGTTTCTTATCGCTTCTAACGCTTTTTTCCTTGACACAGGAACAGGCGGTGTTTTCTTTTTAGTTTTAGCAGCCATTATACTGATCTCCTCTTTTTGCGGTTTTCTGATTGTTTAATTTTTGCAAACGCATTTTTTGCAGGAGCTCCAGGAGCTCCTTTTTTACGCATTTTTTCACCACTACCTGCGGCTATCCTGTCTTTTTTTGCTTTGATATTAGCATACAGTCCAGGAGGTTTTTTGCGTCCAGGTTTTTTAATTTGTTGTGCCATTTGATTCCTCGAAATAGTCATTAAATTAATTTATCTACAACAGCCGCACCGATAATCAACACAACGATGCCCCACATTCTTACATCCAACTTATCCAACACTTTTTCTATGTGGTTGTATCTTCTGTCGCACTCTGCCTCATGCTTTTCTAACAATTTCAACACTTCTTTTGCATCCATAGCTACCATGCCTTACACGACCAGTATCGCGCACTAAATTTATCTTTAGCAGTAGCGCAATTATGCCTTGCTCTAAATGATTTTCTTCTAGCAGGTTGGTCTTTTTTAATAGACATATTAGGATCTCCAAACCGCACTAGCTTTATATTTGGACCTTTTTTAGCTAAAACAGCCGACTTTTTTGACCCGTTTGGCGTTTTTTTCGGTTTATTAAAACCCGAAAAAGACTCTCCTCGATAAGTAATCCTACCAGACGGGCTTCTTTTCACATCTTTCGTAGTAGCCATAAGATTCCTTACGCATAAAATACAGTCATAGAAGAAAAATTAGTTTGCGTGTAAACAACATAGCTCCCACTAACACATCTTATCCCTGAATCAGGTATATCAGGGTAAGAAGTAGTGTTTGCATCAGCAACTGTGTTGAATTTTAAGGTGACTCTACCTGAACTACTGCCTTCATGAAAAGCAATGGTTCCTGCAGAAGCTGTATTCACAACGTATAGTCCCCTAAGACGTAAACTTCCTCTAAAAACAGGAGCCGCAATAGCTGTTCCTGAACCAGCACTCACATTTCCCCCTGTCGCCCCAGAACAGGCTATTTGAGTGACTGTTGAAAAGTACTTTGTACCAACAGCCGTATCATTATTAGCCCCCGTAATAGCCTCTGTTTGAGCCGCTCCTGTTTCATCTGTGCCTGTAACAGTAAAAGTGTCCCCTGTGTCGTTAGACGCACTCAAAATAGTAACGTTCCTAGGTTGATCAAAAGTAACACTTCCACCGTCTGCTAAAGCCCCGTTTATAGTAAGATTTCCTGCTTCAGCTAACGTAGCCACAGTAGATATACCATTTGGGTCAGCAACAGCAGGAGCGATGAAGGTAGCTTGTACATCAGAACCTGACATCGTATCGTTCTCCTACTCTTTTCTATTAAGTAAAGATTGCTGTTCCGTCACCGTTTGGATCTGCAGAGCCTACTGAACCAGTAGCCGCCCAAACGAGTTTTGCTCCCCCACCTGCGCCAGTATTACCTGTTAAGATCGCAGTAAACGTAGCGTGAGAACCAAGAGCTCCCATACCGTTTGTAAGGTTGTCATCAAAAGTAAGAATTCTATCTGTTCCGGCTGCAACAATAAAACCAACGCCTCCGTTTTCTGCGGCTGTTGTTCCTACATTTAACCCACCTACAAAATAATCATTATCATAAGTAGTGGTGATTGCACGAGCATTGTTAGAAGCTACTGTTTCTATAAAAGTAAATGTAGCACCAAGATCAGCAGAAGTTACAGCAGGTAAAGTTACTGTAGTTGCTTCATCTTTATCTAAAAGAAAAATGGAACCTCGTTGGGAAATAGTTGGGGAGTAAGCTCCATCATTCCAACCATCTGCTGTTGTTTGTCTGTATATTCGAGTTTGACCAACCACATGTCCTGTGGTTATAAGGTTACCCGAAGCATCAATATCTAAATTAGTTGTAAAAGCTCCCGTAGTTGCGCTTTTTGTGACTTGTTCAAAACCGCCTTCTGAACGAACGGGACCGCTAAAAGTAGTATTAGCCATTTGTTTCTCCTGTCTTGGCTAGTGTCAGCTACACAATGTAGCTGTCAGGGATAACTTACCGTACACAAAAAAACCCCCTTACACAAGGGGGTTGATATTTAAATAAAAAAGGGGGGAATAATCCCCCCTTAATATTAAGCGGCTCCAGGAGAGCCAAACACACACCTAGGATCAGAGACCCCAAAGCTGTATCTTTCACGAGCTTTATAACGAGCATTTCCTGTATCGAAATCACCTTCCATAGAAGTTTTGATTGCGCTACGCTCAAAATGCTTAAAGCCGTTAGGAGCATCTGTTTTAATGAAAAACGCATCCGTATCAGTTAGGAAATGGTTTACCACATAGCCTTCTGGCATCATTCCCATGTTACGCATGGCATTTATATCATTATCTGCTGTTGCTGGACGAAGATTAGAAGCCATCAACCTTTCAGCTACGAACTGAAGTGCTGGTGGAATAATCATCTTACGACCTTGCAGAGCAATTTTCAACCCACGCTCATCGATAAAAGCAGAGATGTCAATCAGAGACTGCTCTAGCGATGTTTCGTTAAGGTCGGCTGCTGTTGCCAACTCGTTAGCAAAGTTACCACCACCTACAGTTGGATGGTCTGTAGCACAAAGCTCTTTTCCATCACCATAAGTAGTACCACTATCAAACGCATTGTTTAAGATAGCGGCTGCTTTAACTTGCTTCGTGTTTGCCATGGAACGAGCTAATGCCTTTGTGTAACGAGAACTAAGTCGGTCATAGAGGTTATCCTCTACAGCTTCTTCAGTTATCGCAAACGCAAGGGAAATTGTTTCATGGGTATAACGAGCAGTGTAGGCTTCGTTGGCAGTATCAAAAGAAACTGCTTGCCCTTCGCCTTTCACTGGTGCGCTACCAAACCCTGATAACATTACCTCTTCTTCAAACGCTCTGTCTGAAGATTCCGTTTCGAAAATCTCAGCATGTTCATTGTCATACCGATCATATTCCATTCCAAAAAGCGCATGAAGTCCGGGTTCAAGCTCTTTAAGGAGTTGGGATCTTGCTATAGCCATATCATGTCCTCCTTAGATTCCGGTTGTAGCTACATGGAAGGGAAGGTTCAACTTAACCAAAGCAATAACACCCGCTGCCGCATAATCAATAGCATCGACGTCTTTAAATCCGACGATTCTAAAGTTATCTGTTGCAGTAGTAGCTCCTGCTGAAGCTACAGAAAGCTCGCCAATAGAAATATTAGCACTTCCTGTTGTAGAACCAAAACCTGCACCCTCGGCATTTGAGTGAATCAATGCTGTTGCTGTTGCTAAATTAGTTAGCGAAGCATCACATGATAATTCAAACACTTGCATTGGGTCATCATAAATAAAAATCGTAGCTTCTGTGCCAGATTTAAGAGATGATGTTCCAGGATAGTAATTGTCAAAAGTAGGCGTTCCGTCTAAAGCAGTATACTGACAACCGCCCATAACACCAAGAATCGCTACCGAACCACCGTCTGCCGCACTTACGTCTACAAGACCGTTTGTAAGAGGGATCACCATATCGCCTTGATATATTGCGCTTGATGAACCTGCTACTCCAGGAATTTGTACTTTATAAGGCGTCAATCCATTGCCGTTCGGTGTAGACCCTATCTTGTTATGTGGACGAAGACCAAATGGGGAATCAATATTCGCCATGAGTTATTCTCCTATAAAAGATTAAGATTCAGACCCGTTTTCGGATCCTCCAAAGGTTACACGAGACTGCCTATCAGGTTTGCTAATAGGCATCGATGGATGTTGTTCCCTCAACAAATCATTATCAACAGCTTTCATTTGATCACTTGTTTTGTTTCTGAAGTAATCGTTCCGTTGTTTATTTGTTTCAATAGGAAACCTTGCAAGTATCAGACCGCCTACTCCTATCACTCCAGCATGTTTACCATCTTGGACTGTAGGGGCTTCAAAATCTGGATACTCATCAGCGCGAACAAGTTCAAAGCCTTCGCGAAGGCGGGCAGAAAGGTTTTTTCTATCGTCATAACCCATAACAGTTTCACGGATCCAACGATGATGATAGCCTTCTGGGGGTGGTGGTGCGTCTAATTGAGACGGGGGTCGCCACGGTTTAAGGCGGCTTTCTTTTTCCCTAGATTGGGAAGAGCGTGGGCTTCTTTCAGACATAGTTATCCTCACGATGTTTGGAGACGTTGCTTTTGTCTCGCATATTGTTCATAACTTACACCGAGTTTGTCTGCAATAGCAACCTCAGATTTTGTAAGTTTGATTTTTTGTTTGTTTGTTCTAGTAGAACCTCGGTTAGCACTGGCAACAGCAGGGCCTGAATTACGTTGGTTTGAACGGTTTTCCCCAAATTTATGTGGAAACTCTCTTCGCATTCTTTTATCAACTTCAGAATAATATTCATCACTCTGTGGATCATACCCTTCTGTATCAACAAGAGATTTATGGATGCTAAATGCAGTCAGCGTCATAGGCTCATCTTTGCCAAACCATTCATTATTAGACGCCCAAGAAGATGCTTTAGGGTCTGGCGGTGGAGGAGCTTGTTGTGGCTGTTGATATTGAGGAGCTTGTTGTACGGGTTGTTGGGCTTGTTGTTCTTTTCGTGTTTTTACCTGAGCTAATCGTTCGGTATGTACTCCGAGTTCACCAAGTTTACCTTGAGCTTCTACTTGAGAATCAATATCTCCTCGATCTATAGCTTCTTTTAAAGTACTTTTCCAAAGCTCTTTTTCTGCGGTTACTCTGTTTTCAAACTCTGCTACATAAGAATTATCTAAGTTATTTGTTCTTTTGCGAACATCTTCAAGCTCTTGTTTAGTTGCTTGAGCAAACGTTAATGCGGCTTTTTCACGACGTTCTGCTTCCCGCATTTTTGCCGTAAGCTTGCTTATTCTTTTTTGTACTCCTTCGCTATACTGTTCCAGCTCAGAAGAGTCTTTTTCTTCCACAGGGTTTTCAACAACTTCAACCTCTTGTTGCTCTGCTTTTTCAGAAAGGTCTACTTCAACATCATCATCTTCTGGTTCATTAAATTCTTGTTGTGCGTCACTCATTTTCTACTCCGTCCTAAAAATGCAAAATGTCGTCAGGGTTTGATATACGGGCAATGATTTCATCATCATTAAGAAGACGAACTTCACCTCCTTCTATCTTAAACCGACTTCCTGCATACCTACCAAAAATAACCCAATCACCTTCTTTACACCAAGGCTCAGCATTATCCCCAAATTTGTCTGCGTCTAAATAAGCAAGAGGGCCTACTTTAAGAACATATCCACAAACAGTTCCTAATGCTTCTCTTTCCCTAACTTCTGTAGGCACGATAATTCCACCGTTTGTTTGTTTTCTTCCTTGATAAGGAAGTAACAAAACACGCCAACCTGTCGGTTCGGGTAGTTTACCTAATGCTGTATCAGAAATTTTAGAAGGGTCTAAAAACCGATCTTCTGCGCGAACGTATGCTTGTTCTAACGCTCCTTCTTTTTTCGGTTGTTTTGGGGGGGCTTTTGGTTTTTTGTCCACATAGTGGTCAGGAACAAGTAGTGTTTTACTCATCATCAGTCACCTTTTTCAGCAGGTCTTTAAGATCCTGTTCAGTTATAGCAAGTTCTCCTAGCCTAGCTCGGAGTTCCTTGAAGGCGGTAAAATCTGGTACTGGCCCAAAACAAAGAACCTCTTTAACCATTTCTTGCCGTTCACGGATATTCTTTAACATTTTTTCATGAATGTAAAGGTCTGACATTACATTAACTCAAAATGGGGGCCATCTATAAACGGCCTTTTACCTTCACCTCTGCGAATATCTACATAATTCATCATAGCTTCTTCCATTGTACCTTCCCATGCAGCAATGTTTGCTGTAGTCCATGCACCGCCCCAACGGACGACGACGTTAAGTTCACGACAAGCCTCTGCCATAGCATCAGCTACTTCGTCATAAACATTTAATTCCCAAGAACCACGTCCATCAATATAAGCCATAAGGTCTACTGCTCTGCCATCTAAATGTTTAGATTTCATAGTTTTCGTTGCACCTTTAGCAAACAAAGACTCTTGTTCTTCTATGGTTCGTTTACCACAAATAACACCAAAATCAATTTTAGTTACTGTAATAGCTTTTTTCACAACTTTAACTAAAGTGCTATTTACGCCCTCTAATCTTTCATTGCTTCTTGTTGATAACATAAAGGTCATTTAGATATTCCTTTGTATTTCTCAAAACT